CCCCCGCCTGCAACAGTAGCAGCGAATGTCGTAGTGCTTCCATCAGTTATAAAAGCTCGTGCGCCAGTGTTACCAACAGGGTTAATAAGCTGGGCAAAGGTTGATGGCGTTGTTTGAACCGAATTACAAACAACAGCGTCAAAGTTTTCCTCAACATATTCAATAAGCGTTGTGACAGAGCAACGACGAGCGTCACCTTGGTTGGTTACGAATAATGGCAACTGATCTCCGCCAGAGACCTGTGTTACGGTTGGTAGCTGATTAATGGTAGGCATGGTTTAACTCCAATCAAGGGGGCCATCAGGCCCAGCATTTACAGGATCATAAGGAATCCGCACATAAGGATTATCCCACCGCCAAGGCTTGTTGCCCTGACCTAATGGCATTGTTGATGGAAGCTGTTGTTCAAGCGGGAATGTAGCGCGTTGCAGCAATACATTGTAAGCTCCCTTAGCTGATACCTTCGTGTCAGCAGATACAGCCTTGCCGTAGCCAGGGGCAATCCGAATGGCTAGGTTGGTGATGATAGCTTCCCATGCGCTGTCAGGCACATTGGTTTCTGTATCTAGGTCGCTGTCTTGTGGGCTGCTTGGCATTGCATAGCCAAGACGGATGCCAGCAGCGTTCCATTCAGCCATCATGGAATCTAAACGGCGCAAAGCGGCTTCTAGCTGTTCAGGCTGAAGGTCAAAGACGTAATCTGCCAAGCCTATTTCTTCAAAGGCTGACGTTACGAACTGGCGCTTTGTATAACCCATTTAGACCTCCAAGATCAATGTGCAGCCTTATATCAGAAACTTGCACATTAAACGAATAACTATTTTTTGCGCTTTAGATCTTTAAAGTGCACTAATTTTTTAGATGTTTTGCTATGCTCTTTTCCTGTGAACAAAGCAGTGCCCATCTTATGAGTGCCGCCCTTCCACTCTGTGCCATTAGGCAGATAGTGCTTTACGCCCTTCACTTTGTTTTGCTCTTGATTGGCTTGGCAGTCTTTGCAGCGGCGACAAATGCAGCAGCAGTCGGTGCGCCTTTGCTACCAACCTTACGCATACGTTCTGGAGTCTTGCCAGCAGCTTTCTGAGCTTCAATGCGTTTGCGCTTCTTGGCGATATTTGCGTAAAGACCAGCCTTCATTTCTTTGCCTTCCGTTTGGGAGCCTTCGATGGCTTCCCTGCTTTCATTGCTGCATCGCGTGCTACATTGAGCGCAATAGCGATGGCTTGCTTTTTAGGGCGACCAGACTTTTCTTCCATCTTAATATTCTTGCCGATGGTTGCTCGACTGAAACCTTTTTTCAATGGCATTGGTTCGCTCCTTGAAGAAAGAGGGGGAAGCCGAAGCTCCCCCCATCCCTATTACACTTGGTTGAAAAGCAGAATACCTGCCATTTCAGGGTTCGTCATAACCACACCATACAGTGTGTCCAGCGTGTAAAGCGTCTGGAAGGTCAGTGGATCGAAACGCTTGGTCATGACCAATTCGATACCCTGATCCGTTGATGCACGAAGAACGTCAACGCCAGCGCCATCTGGAACAGCATAGCGACCTGGGAGGAGTTCAATCGAATCCTTGCGCCAGAACGGGTTGATGTTCGAAGCCGCAATGTTCAAGAAGTTGATCGCGGCAGTTGCCGAGGTCGCTACTACTTCAACATTCTGATACTGAAGTTCAGCATCAGTTGGAGACGAGTTTGCACCGATGATTGGTGGGCTGATAACCATCGACGTACCGTTGACAACTTCAATGACGCGGAACGTCTTGAGTTCGCCAGTCGAACGCTTCGTGATGTGGTGAACAGCTTCAATGCCATCAATCGTGAACGCATCACCCGCAACAGTGCCTGTCGTTGTCGAAACGGTGACAGTCTGATAACGGTTATCTACGTTCAAAATACCACCAATAGAGTTGGTGGTTGCTAGAGGAACATAATTAACCTGTGAGCCATTCGTAGCAATCGTAGGTGTTGCAGCGTTAGCAGCACAACGGTTAGCATAGTCAAGCTTGTAGGTTGAGAAGCTTGCGACTTCACCAACGAACGAACGCTCATATGCGTTAGCCGACTTCGTGCCAGTGAACGAGCGAGTCGCTACTGCCAAGTTACCAGCCATACCGTTATAATCGCGGCTCGACAATGCGAGGTAGCGATCACCAGCCATAACACCCTGTTCGTTCATGATGCTGTCGCAAAGTGCAACATCGTCATAATCGCCAGCAGCGGTAGCTACGTCAACAACAAGCGTACCTTGAGCAGCAGCCAAATCCATAACGGAAAGGTTGATGTCAGATGCAAGCTTCTGCTTTGCAGCATCGCCAAGACGGTTTTCTTGCAGTGCGTCACGAAGTTCCAGAGCATTCATTTCCCATGCCGAGCAAGGGCTGAAGCCCAAGGTCGAAGGAACAGAAAGCTGGGTCATCGTCGAAACACTAGAAGCAATCGTCGTGCCAACAGTACGAGTGAACGACTGAGCGATGTATGGTTGCGGACGCCACATGGTGTCACGAGCGCGTTCCATAGTTACGCCATTGGTGTTGTAGATGTTGACGTTCTTTGAAAGGATCAAAGCGTCATGGAAGCCTTCAAGAATGTTCTCAAAGGCAACAATTTCTTCTTTCGAAAAAGCGTTAGCCATATTTAATTCCCTATTCTTTCTAAATTAGGTTTTCTTTTTGTTACGCTTGTAAGCCATGACCTTTGATAAATCTCCGGTCTTCAAGGCTTCGGCGCGTAACCGCTCAAGTTGTGAATCAATGGAACCAGACACACGCCCACCGTTTGAGGTGATTGTACGTTCTGGCGTGGTTGATGCCCTACGGTTAGTTACTTTCAACTGAGTCTCCAGTTTTGCTACCGCAAAGGCAAACTTCACGGGGTCGGTGATTGCTGCAAGTTCTTTTGCTCGTTTGGTGCTTTTGCCAATTGCGTAAATAAGCAAAGCGGGGTTGTCGGAGCCTTGTAGAACTATCCCTTGTTGCGTTACGTTAAACGTATCTAAAGCCGTAGCTTCAGCTTCGTCATAGTCCCGCACCTTCAACGAAGATTTTGCCTTCGCATAGGAATCAAGCTTGTCCTGCCATGCCTTAGACTCAGCATCTCGCTGGGCTGCTTCATTGGCTTCGGCTGCATCGTATTCGCGTTTATGCTCATACCAATCAGCAAGCTTTTGTTCGTACTCGTCGGAGTCATAGTCGCAACTTTCAAGCGTTGGCTTAGTTACTGCTGCAATTGGTTTGGTCTCAGTTGCTGCCGTGGTTAGCTTTGCTTCCAGTTCGCGTATCTTCCGCTCTTTTTCCCGATTTGATTTACGCAATTCACGCACCCAAGCTGGCGCACGAACTTCTTCATCTTGAGGTGGCGATTCCTCTCCGATAGATATTACGACTTCATCTTCGTCATCTTCTTCGTCATCATCAGCCTGGTCGATGGAATTGGTCTCATCTTCCGCTTGGTCATTGATGTCTGTGTCGATGTCTATTGTGTCGATGTTGTCGTTATCCAGTTCTGCCGTTTTCATGTTTTAACCCCATTAACTCACCCAAATTGTGTGGAGGGTGGAACCACATTCGTTTGCGGCTGGATTGCAGCCCCAATCTTTTCAGCAGTCTCAATAGCGGACTTTCGTTCGTCTATATCAACGCTTGATAGTGTTTGAATAGTCTTAGCCTTCGTTTCTTCCGAACGCGCCAAGGTGTATTCAGTGTCGGCTTGCGCTTTGATAGCCAGTGCCTGTGCCTTAGCAGCTTCTGCCATCAGATAAGCGGACTGCGGATCAGGTTGCACGTTTGCTTGTGCGTCCATCATCTGCTGTTGTTCTTCTTCCGTTGGCTGCAATACGCCCATCTGGACTAGCTGCTTGCGGAAGTATTCCTTGATGTCCCCAATGCCTTCGCCTTCCATGTTCATGATAGCCATAGCTTGCAGAACCTGTTGGGTTGTTGGATCGGTGGTAACTTGCATCATGCCTGTCAGCGCACGCACTGTTGCGTCACGGCGGCTGCTCGACGATGGGCCAACATCTACGGCAACATCAAACAAGGCATCGCCCAGGTTGTTCTCGTAAATCAGTTCGCCTGTTTCTTCGTCGATCTGTGGCTTCATCAGTTCAATCGAACCAACTTCCTCCATTGCGCCGACTGTTTTCATCTTGCGCTTTTCTTCGACGTAAATGTCCTTAGACATTGATAGCCATATCTCACCA